CCAGTCGTGTGCGGGCTGGTTGTTTCTTTGTGTAGTGTATCACTTTGTCATGAGTGTATCATTTGCAAAGTAAATGTTTTATGGGTAAGTTAATTTTAATGGGAAGTCACTCGCCCATAAAAAAAGGAACGCCAGATACAGTTACTTGGGGAAGTGGACTGTGGGGAAGATCTGACGTTCTATTTCTTTATTGTAACACGTTTAAAAAATAATAATACTCATTTAAAGTACCCTTAGTTCAATTGGTAGAATACTCCGGTTCATATCGGAAGATGCGGGTTCGAGGCCTGCGGGGTACATAAAAAGTACATCCTCTTTTAGAGAAGGTACGCGAAAAGATAATTAAATATTTTCCAGCCACTTTATCTTTTCGGCTGTTAACCAGCTACTAATACATGTAGTATTGTTTTCATACATTTTATAAGTAGTTTGTCGTTGTTTTTCACTGTCATATCCGGCGTGACTACTTGGTAAAAAAAGATGGTAGAAATCAATAAATAGCATATGAAAAAAATGTTTGTTTTCTTTTTTCTCCCAAAATGATAGTACTCGAATCTTACCTTTTTCATTTGTAGATTCAACAGTAGCTTTTACTATAAATTCATTCTCTAAAGCCATTGTGAGCTCGCCATTTTCATTTTCAAATAGTGAATCATATTTCTCTAAAACCTTTTTCATATGATCTCTATACTTACCAGAATATCTGATTTTTTGAGCCACTTTTCTATCATAATTTTTTGAAATACATTCACTGTTTTCTGCTATTCGATTTATTTGATTTTTTGTATCATTATCTATCAATATTCTTTCTGGAAGAAAATTAGTGAAAAGTTCTTCTTTAAAATTTATTGAAGGAACTATTTTGTTTTTATACAAATCACAATGGAATTCAGGCTCTTCTTGATAAGAAACCTTTTTTGTAGACAACTCGGTATGCGTAGTTTTTGAAACCGAAGAGGATTCATTTTCAAGAACCTTTTCTGAGGTAGAAGAAGAGAGTACCTCATTAGTTTTTGAAGTACTCCCATAATTGATAGCTTTTCTTACAGATTGGACTTTATTTGCAGAAAGCAAATCTTTGATAGATGCCATTAGCCGTTTACCTCTGCAAGAAGAACTTTATATTCGTCAATCAATTCCTCTTGGTCGATTGTATTACTTGCATGAGGAATAGATGGATCGAATTTTGTTTTCCAAGCATTATCCTGATGAGTGCGATCGACTAATGCGAAATCACTCATATCTGATAAATCAGAAACTATACCATCCAAAAATTCAATTACATCTTTTTCATCTCTGTGTTTAAACTTATCAGGTACACTATCGGGGATAGAGTCATACTTTCCTGCTTTATTATCAAAGTAAACTTCACGTATCACTGGACCATATGCCCAAGCCTCAATAGAATTTTTAAATAAAAATCTAGGATATGGTGATTCAATCTCTGAAAAACCTTCCGCATTTTGCATTGATCCGTATGTTGCACCATAAAATGCAAAAAGAAAATACAAAGTTTTTTGAAGTCTTAGAGCGCCCATTTCAGGATTTAAATGCTTTAAATGTGAGATAAGATCGTTAATATCTTCAAAAAAATAATCTCTTTTATTCATTTTTCCCACCTTCCACATATTCTCTGTTATTCTTTAACCTAGTATATCCTGAATGAGAGTACTAGTAAACAGATTGATAGATATTTAATACTATTAATAGATTTCCCATCTTTTTTATACAACTATTTTATTTCCGTCCATTTTAAATCCAAAAACAGGTATTGATTCAGAACCTCCCCAAATTTTTAAAGATCGTGGTTTGTTGTTCATTAGTGCGATGTAGAAATCTTTCATAGATAGTGCAGGTTTCTTATTTTCCCTGAACAAAACTAGATTGCTTTCTTTATCAATTTTACAGTAGTGAAAGGAAGAAGATTGCCATTGTACATAGAATAAATTCCCTCATAATTATTATCAAAAACATTCGTTGATAATGCTGTTAACAAATCGCTTGCTCTCATTCAAAACAGCTCCTTTCAAAATACAGTTAGTCAATAAACCATTCAGTGTCATCATTTATGCTTGTAGCATAATTTCGAATGTAGAAGTCATAATCGATAAATTTATTTGCTCTGCAACAATAGAAAGCAAAACATTTTTCTCCGACTTCATTGATAGCATTTGGACCGAAATCCCAGAGAACTTTTTCGAGTTCTGAGAACGGAATATATCCTTGTTCATACTGCAAAATTAAGTTCATTTCATTCACTCCAATTATGCAGATTTAACTTTTAAGTTTTCGAATTTATCCATATCACGCTTTAGGTATTCTCTAGCAAAATCTAAATCAAGTACCCATTTATCTATATCGCTTTTTTCAATGATTAAGGGCATGCGATCATGAATGGGGGAGACTGCAGCATTCGGCTCAGTTGTCATAATTATTGATTCTGCAACATTCTCATGAATGCGGTAAAAACCGGCAACGTAGATAACTTCGTTATTACCAGTGAAGAGAAATTTCTTTTTGTCAGAATCCCATTCATAGAAACCGTTCATCGGAAAGACAATGCGACGTTCACGGAAATGCTTGCTAAATGTTTTCTTCTCTTCGACTGATTCCGATCGAGCATTGATAAAGAGTTGTCCTTTTTTAAAGCCCTCAAATCCCCATTTAGTAATCCCTGGTACAACCTCATTATTTTTATTAGCACCTAGAGTCAAAACGTTGTTAGAAGGGAATACTTCGCCTGTAGCAATTTCCCGCTCTTTATACTTTTTTTGCTTCTTCGCCACGTCAGCGATAATCTGCCAGTATTCATCCAATTCGCCTGTGAGCGGATCAAAAAGATATCGTCCACACATTTTAATCATTCCTTTCGTAGAAGTCCACGTTTTTCTAAGTCCATTCCTTTGTACGAGTAAACCTTTATTCTTGAATTTTCGCTGATAGGTCGAACATCAAAATAAAAAGTATGATCCTGACCATCTACACATCTATATCCAATAATTCGAAAACTTGTCATTTGTCTTTTATGCATCAAGTATAACAGTTCGTCTTGCAAAGCAAAAAGCGGAACGTCTGTGATGACATAGTTCATAAAATCTTTGGTAAATCTTTCACTGTTTTCGGTGTGATAGTCGAACTCTAAGTCATCTGTATTCAGCATTAGGAAATACAACTCCATTTCGCTTGATCAGCAATCTGTATATTATTGATCGCATCAATCGCTACCAGTTGTACACCAAGATCAACATTAGAAACATAGAGTGTATTACCATTATGACCTTCGACAACTCCAACTACATCTTCAAAAGCAGAACCTTCACCATTTAGCTCGGCAGTTTGAATAACCACTTGACTATGATTCTTAAACGCAGTATCAAGAACTGCACCAATTTCAAAATCGCTCATCGGTTCCTTACGATGCCGAACTTTATTTCTTACTGTATTATCTTTTTCCATTTCTGATGTATGCTCGCTTAGATAGAATCCCATCCACTTGGCCATACCGCGATCATCATAACCACGCACATAAGGGTCAGGATGATAACTCATAAACGCTTCGCCCATACTAAATCATCCTCTCAAATTTTAAAGTCCATCCAAACCGCCAGCACCACCGTTGTGACCTCCTACCAAACCTGCACGTTTGATACTCCGGCCAGATTCTAGTGTTGAACTCGCACGAACAATGCTGACAAACCCGTACTTTTCTCTAATTAAATCCATAGCTTTATCAATTTTAACTCGTTTTTCCTGGTCAGTCGGATCTTCGAAAAGGTTTAGTTGATCACCACTTTCGTAAACCAAATCAGAATAAGTGACTCCGATGTGCCTCATGAAGCTACGGCCGTCATAAAATTTATTAAATAGAAACAATAAATGCTCTGCTAATAGTTTAGTGTCGTCTGTGGCAGAAACTTTAGTCTGTCTACTAAATCCCTTTTTTCCTTCGTCCTTGCTGTAACCGATGAAAAGATGAACGGTAGTTGTTTTAGCACCTCGCCGCCGTAATCGGATCGCGACTTGCTCCGCCATTTCTCGTATGAGAAGTGGCATCTCATAACCAGCGTAATCGCGAGGGAGTACTTGGCTATTGCCGATATTGCGTCCCTTCGGAACATACGGCTTTTGCAGCCTTGATCGGTCGATCCCGTTGGCATGATGATAGAGCTGCAAACCCATAATTCCAAATTTTCTATGTAATCGTTCGGGAGATGCATGGGCTAAATCTTTTATAGACTTAATATTCATGAATTCCAAATTACGTTTCATACGACTTCCGATTCCCCAAAAATCGTCTAACTCTGGTATTGACCATACTTTAGTCGGTACGTCTTCATAATTCCACAGCGCACGCATGTTGTGATTATGTTTTGCTTCATTATCGAGAGCGAGTTTCGCGAGCAGGGGATTGCTGTTTGACATACCGACTGTTGAAAAAATACCAGTTGCTCGTAGAATATCTTGCTGGATGCGCTGCGAAACGATATCCAGTTTTTGCGCACGACTTAGGTTTTTATCAGGTACAAAATAGTTAAGAGAGGCAGTCAAATCGACTACGCCTTCGTCGATGCTGTACCACATAATGTCTTCGTCAGCAGCATATTTGCGTACAACATTTTGGATTTTCAGATTTTCTTGAATGTAATATCGCATCCTTGGCGGTGCTACGATCAAATCTCTGACTCGAGGATTCTCCTGCTCGGTTGGGAGATCCCATTTGCGCGCAACATTTCTAACGCCTAGGATTTTTTTTGCCATTGGGCTGCTTGCTAGTATTAAGCCCGACGTGTTGTCAGCCGTGCTCATGACAATCAACAAATCACGCAGCGGATGTAATCCACGAGACACTAGCTCGCAGCTTGCGTAAAAGACTTCATATCAATGAAAGCGTAGTCTCGGTGCGGTTCTAGCTCATATCTGAAATTAACATCATCCATAATAATTCACCTCTCGTTCACATTATACGAACAGGCGTTCGTTTTTGTAAAGCGAACAAACTTTTAAGATTGATATCAAAAGATGTAATTTACTTCTATTTTGACTCTGTCTTGAAGTGTATAAAAGATTTGAAAGTGCAATAAATTAATGGTCGGATTATTAATTGTAAAGCCCTGTGCATCCTATTGAGGTATAAATTTTTCCACACAAATTTCCACAGATTTGTGGGATTATTTATTCATCTTAGATTTAAAGAAATTATGAAAGCTGATTTCATACGGTTTTAATGGTGTTTTTGTTTCTTAGATTTGTATAGGATTTCAGATGGGGAGTGGCAACTTGCTTATATATCAACGGTTAAAATCTTGTTTACCACAAATTTACCACAATTTACAAATTATCAATCAACTTCCCCATCATATCCGCCGTTTCTTTTTCTTCTTCTTTCAGTACGTCACTGTACACATCTAAAGTAATATTTATATTTTTATGTCCTAAGCGATTAGATACATATTTGATATTTGCTCCAGCTTCGATCAAGAAAGTCGCATGAGTATGCCTAAGTCCGTGCACTGTTATATTTGGAACCTTTGCTTCATCACATAACAATCTAAACATATACGTGATTTTAGATTGTTGAATTGGTAGATTTCGAGAACTCAAAATAAAGTAGTCTTCGTCTTTTAGAATTTTTCCTTTTTTAAAAAGCCGTTCTTTTTCATAAGACTTATATTTTTTGACTAATGCGAGTAGTGAATCATCAAAGTAAACTTTACGAATACTTGTTTTTGTTTTTGGTTTATTCTCACCATAATCTCCTCGTGTGGAATTGATGTCAAAATATTTCTCAGCTAATTCAATATCTCTCCATCGAAGCCCCATCAGTTCACCTTTTCTCATTCCAGTTTTTAATAGCGTGAAAAAAATAATTTGGGTTCGGATATTTTTGCCCTCTAAAACCGCTATAAATTTTTGTAGTTCGTCTTTTGTAAACGAACGAACACTATTGCTTGAATCGAATTTGAAGCCTGTGAGGGTGTTGCTAGGAAGTATTTGATTATTCACAGCAGCATTGATCATTCTCATAACAATTTTATGCCATGTTTGGATAGTAGAATCTTTATATTTATTTTCCTGCCGCAGTTTATCAATGAAATTCCGCTTATAAGTGATCTTGTTTAATGATGATAGCTTTTGATTACCAATTAATGGGGAAATATGGTATTTGATAGCAGATTCAATATTTTGTTTCGTCGAGATACTCCAAGCGTCTTGTGCGTAAGGTATCCAAACCTTAATCCATTCATCTATGGTGATGTTCTTATTTTCAATAAAAGAAGTATTCTGTGTTTCCAACTCATATTGAATTTTAAGAAGAGCTTTATTTGCAGCTCGATCACTATCAAAACCACGCTTACTGGCTTCTTTCCGCTGTCCCAGTGAATTGTAAAAGGGAAATCGGTATCCCCAAAAATCACCATTTTTATTTGAATAAGAAAAAACATGCTTGTATTTTTTTGACCAATTCAGTTTCGCCATATTTCCACGTCCTTTTACTTGTGTTAAAATAGGCACTGTTGATAAGCCTATAGATTGGTTCTGTTAACATGACACGATCTGACTCTTAGCGGGGACGGGTCGTGTTTTGCTATTGATTAAGGTGCTGAATAGCGTACTCAGCTTCTTCTGGAGTAAATTGGCCACCGTATTCAGAAACTAATTGATCTCTGATAGCTTCTGGTGACATTGCCATAGTATCTTGATAATTCTTTGCTGATGCCAAAGCATTTGCATTGTAGTCAGCTTTTAAGTTATCGACAGCATATTGTGCTGCATCTGCTGCAAACTGGCCGCCGTACTCAGATGTTAATTGATCATATATATCAGCTTTTGACATGTGCATTTGACTTGAATATGTTTCCGCCTGTCTTAGTGCAGATTTATATTCTGTAGGTATACTTGCTTCTTGAGCTTTTTGTTCTTCCGCTTGTTTTCTTGCTGCCTCATCCGCAGCCTTTTTTTGTTCAGCAGCGGCTAAGACTTGAGTGTTTGGTTTAATAGTAACTTTTGTGTTCTTTGTATCCCCATCTAATGTAGAATAAATTGTTACTTCTTTATTACTATCTCCAGATAGCTCATAGTTTAGTGAAAAATCTCCATTTGAATCTGCTTCGGTTGAATCTCCAACAATTCCCATTCCAACAGAAACGCTCGCTTTCGGAGATGTTTTTCCAGTTATTGTTGCAACTCCTTTATCATTAGTTTCAATATCCGTGGAGTTTAACGATAGTTGTAAGTTAGATTTCTCTTTTTTACTATTATTAGAATCAGTGTCCTTTTTCTTACTGATGGTTTCTTTTTTATTCCCTTCTTCTTCAGTATTTTTATCTGATGAAGGACTAGTAACACCAACTAAAAGCATCGAAATGATGGCGACTCCAATAGCAATATTTCGGTTGTTTTTGTTAGGCGATTTCTTTATAAAGTACCAAATCCCTATACAACTAATGATGAAAATGATTGTAAATAAACTAGACATTCTTTTTCCCCTTTTCTATGTTAAAATATCATTGTTGAAATCCTTTTTTGGAAGGATAAGCTCGTGTTCGCAGCACGGGCTTTATTAATACACGTTAATAATTCTATAAAAATCTGATCCAAATCCACATTCATACTTGTGTACAAGTTTGTATGCATACTGCGGTGTGCAGTCTCTTTCAAAGACTAAGAAAGTGCGAACTCGATTTCTATAAGCACCTTTGCTCATAAAAAAGAAGTTGGCCGTACGATAAAAGTTTCTAAATTTATTGATTGCATATATCAAGGCCTCATCATTAGCCATTAAGATACCTGCTCCACAATTTGCCCTTTTCTCAGTGAACTCGTCTTCTGCTAAATAGTCCTCTTCTGTCACAAGATCCGAAAATGCTCTTCCGCCATTCTCCTTAATCGGATCACAGTATGCATGTATTGTTTCATGCATTTCAGAAAAATATCTTCTTTCTATCATAGATAATTTGTTAACAGCTAAAACAATAACTCCTTCTACCATTTGTGTGGAACCTAACATTATTCTATCCAAAGGGGGTTTAAAGTAATGTTCTACATAAATGGCAAGCTTGTCCTCTTCAACAAAATTTTTAATATGAAAATTTTTAACATCCTTAACTTCTATTCCGTAAAAATCTGCAGTTCTCTTCGCAATTGAATTAGCAACAAAAGACGCTTCTCTATAAGCATCTTCATCATAAAAATCCATAAACAGTTACCAGCCTCAAAAATTATTTATTCTTTCTTGCTTTTCTTTCTCTCGCCTTTTTAATCAAGAAATCTGTATAGTCAATTAAAGATTCCTCGATTTTTTCTGTCTCATCAGGATCAAACCCAGCAGTGTTAAGTCTGAAATATCCCATTAGATCAGTACCGGGGCCTTTATCATGTTCAGCAATTGGTTTAGAATCGTCCGTTCTACCAAGAAGATAATCTACGGAGACATTAAAATAGTCGGCTACTTTTTGTAATTTATCAGAAGCAGGAGAACTATTTTTCCAACGATATAAAGAATTTTTCCCAAAATCTAATTTTTCTTCAAGTTCTACAATAGAAATTTTCTGTCTGTCTGCAAGTTCTTTTACGCGATCAAACGTTGTCATATCAATCACCTCGTGTAATAGCCAAAGAATATTGCATAATTATATAGAAAAATAATTGACATCTATCTTTCTGTATAATATACTTCATTCATAAGCTAGTTATTGAGCTTGAAACAAAACTAAAGAGAACCATTAAAAATTAAACTATTTCGCGGTCGCCAAACTTAGAAATGTTAATTTAAAGGCTTTTTTGTAGTCTTATTTAGCTATGTACTCATTCTATATAATTATATAGACCAAGTCAATACATAGCTCTAATAAAAGCTCAAAAACTAGCTATTTTTTTTAAAGGAAGGAGTGAGTGTTTTGTTAATCAAAGATTTTGAGGAAATCGTATTGGTTCAAATGCATCGCCAAGGAAAGAATTGGAAAGACTTGGCAACCGTTATCGGGAAATCTGACACATATACGAAACAAGTTGTTAAGGGAATTCAAAACGGCGACAGAGCTAAAGAGTATCGCCAACAGATTTCTGAACATTTGGGAATTGTGTTTATTGAGGAGGAGTAATAATTGGGTGATATCTTGGATTCTTCATCTCAAAATTTTTTGTACAACATCGTAGAAAAAATTCTTAGGAAAATGTTCGAAAGAGTGATAGATGAAGCTAAAAAGGATTTAACTGAACGCGCAGAATATTTAGATATCAAGCAGTTGTCAACTAGATATTCTATGTCCGTTCCTGAGGTAGAACAAAATTTTGTAAAAGACAAAAGAATGCAAATGATCGAAAAAAGGAAGCCTGGAACTCACAAAGGGAAAAGGTATTGGCAAGCCGACGAAGCAATAAGAATCTGTAACGACATTATGGATCATTGGGATTAAGGAGATAGCAAATGAAAAAAATCTATTGGCTACGACGACTATTGCTACTTATTACAATGTTCGGAGTCGGAGCTGCAGCGACAGGAGTAACGCCTACATGGATCAAATTCATTTTAATTGCTGGAGGTGGCGGCTACTTACTTTTGATGGCAGAGTTCGAGTATGAACAACAAAAAAGCCCTACACCGTCTGCAAACGAGTAGAGCAAAAAATGGAATACATCTAAGGAGATTTTAACATGAATGAATTTAATAACGCAATAAGTGTGAGCGGTTTAGGCGATGACATTAACTCAGCTATGATGCAAAACGCACAGCGACAAGTCATCCAAGAAATTATGAACGCAGCACAAAACGGTAGAACTGAATGCACTACACAATCAAAAGGAGCAACACCATCTTTTCTAGCACAACTTGAAGAAGAGGGTGTATTCAATATTCCTAAAGGAAACAGTGTCACCTTATTTTGGGAATGGTAAACAAAACGAAGGGTGGAAGAAAGATGACGGAAAAAACTTTCAACGAAAAAGTTGTATCTGTACAAAGTAGTTTGAAGGCTCCTAAGGGTCAATTTAATAAGTTCGGTAAATATAACTATCGGTCCTTAGAGGATATTAACGAAGCAGTAAAACCATTATTGGCTAAAGAAGGGCTGAAACTAACGATTAGCGATGAGCTTGTTTTAATTGGAGATCGAATCTACGTGAAATCCACTGCACATCTCTCAGATGGCAGTGAGTACATCAATGTTAGTGGTTACGCAAGAGAGGCAGAATCTAAGAAGGGAATGGACGAGTCGCAAATTACAGGGACAGCTTCATCATATGCCAGAAAATACGCGCTCAACGGTCTGTTTCTTATTGACGATACCAAAGATGCTGATACAAATGAAAATCAAAATGAACGAAATGAACGGTCTAAAACTCAAAGCAACAAACGTCCTCCGCAAGAAAGCAAAGGAACAAAATCAGCTGATAAGACTTCTAAAGAATTATCGAACGCTCAGAGAGATATAGCGATCCAAAAAATGACGGAATTTTCAAATGTGCAATCAATGACTATCCAACAGGCAACAGAAAAACTGTTTCCATATCTGAAAATCAACTCAAAATTATCAGACCTTACGTCAGATGATTACGGCGTATTAATGAATTACTTAAATCAACATTTATAAGGAGGACAAGAAATGACTAATGATGTAACCGTCAATGCTTTAGATTTCTCTGTCGATTTTAAAGAATCAGAGATCAATGTTGCTCATAAAGCGCAATTTGAATCAGCTGTTAAAGCATATGCAAAACAATATGAAGATTGGGCTGTAAGTGCTGAAACGCTTCAAGATGCTAAAGACGTCCGTGCTGAAATGAACAAAGCTAATAAGCTGATGGATGAAAAACGCAAAGAAATTAAGAAGCAGATTAATAAGCCACTAACAGAGTTTGAGGACTGGATCAAAGCTCAAAAAGCAGAAATTCAAAAGGTTATCGATCCCATCGACAAAGGCATCAAAGAATTGGAAGCGATGGAACAAGAAGAACGGCGAAAAAAACTCATGGACGAGATTGCCGAAATCGCGCCAAAATACGGCGTTAAAGTCGACGAGATCACGATTAATCCTTCTTGGTCGAACAAAGGAAATTTCACCACAAAAGGCAAATTGAACAAGAAAGCTCTAAATGAAATATGCGGCGAGATGAAAGCTGTTAAAGCTGAAAAAGATCAACTTGAAGCGAATAAAACTTTGATTGCTAACTATGCCAAGGCAGTTGGTCAAGAGCCGGAGTCTTGGGTTGTGCAGATCGAAAACGGTGCAACTCCCCAGGAACTAATGAAGCAAATTGATCAAGCTATCAAAGCAAAGAATGAGCGGTTGGAGCAGGAACAAAAGCAGAAAGAATACGAAGATGCGATTGCTGATTTAGAAGCCAATCAAGTTGAAGTCGACAATAAAATTGTTGACGAGGAAACCGGCGAGATCGTCAATACTGTAGATTTACCTTTCGGAGAACCGGAGGAAGATCCGTTTGCTGATCCATTTCCAGTAAGTAGACCAGCAATCAAAACTGTTACTTATCGTTTATCTGCTCCTAATCATTTAATCATGCAGGCAACTCAGTATCTTCAAGGATTAGGAATTAAGATTGAGAAAATCAGCGAGTAATGGAGTGATTCCATGAGGATATTTGGCAAGTTAATTCAATTGTCAGGCAACAAAATTACTTTAGAACTCGACAATGAAGCCAATGTAAAGAGAATCGGCACACTTTCTGATGGTGCTGTTCCAACAGTGGAAGTGGAAATCAAAGATGCACGGAAGATTACTGCAGCACAACGTAAATTTATCTTTGCTTTATGTCATGACTGTGACGACTGGTCAGGTATTGAACGAGGGTATATGCGTCAGTATTTCAGAGATCAGTTTGAATACTATTTCGGATACGAAGATTTTAGTCTATCAAATTGTTCAGAAGAGGACGCAACGTTGTTCATTAATATGATTCTAGATTTTGTTTTCAAACATCAGGTTCCATTGCCGAAAGGAATAGAAATCAATCTGATTCCTGCAAATCAACAGCATTATTTTTACTTGTGCTTGAAATACCGAATCTGCTGCATCAGTGGTCAACCTCACGCTGAGATAGCACACTACAACGCAGTCGGTAATCGAAAGAGAAAAACGATTGACCATAGAAAGCTATTGTTAATGTCGTTGTCTCACAAATATCACATGGAACAGCATCAAATTGGAATCAAGGAGTTTATGAATAAATACCACGTGACACCAATCTATCTTGATACTGAAACGGTGATTGATTTAGGACTTATGTCACGGAAACAAATAGATAGTAGGTGATTTAATGCAACGGGCTTATTATGCGATCATTCCAGCAAATGTGCGGTATGACAAAAGATTGCCAGCAAATTCAAAGCTACTTTACGGAGAAATTACAGCTCTCTGTAATGAAAAAGGCTTTTGTTGGGCTGGCGATAAATATTTTGCTGATTTATACGGAGTCAGCAAGACTACAGTTCAAAATTGGCTCAAGGCTTTGTTCGAGAATAATTACATCTCTAAGGAAATTGAGTACAAAGAGGGTAGTAAAGAAATTTTGCATAGGTATATAAGAATTCTTGAGTACCCTACCCAAGAAAACTTGCATACCCCTACCCAAGAAAACTTGAGAGATAATAATACACTTATTAATAATACAAAGAATAATATGTCGAGTTCAGAAAAAATACCATACAAAGAGATTATCTCTTACTTGAATCAAGTGACTAACAAAAAATATAAAGTCACTCAAAAATGGAAAGACTTAATCAAGGCAAGGTGGAATGAAGGACAAAGATTAGATGATTTCAAAAAGGTTATCAATGTAAAAAGTTCGCAATGGTTAAACGATTCAAATATGAATAAGTATCTAAGACCACAAACATTGTTTGGTAATAAGTTTGATGACTATTTACAGGAATTTAGAGAACCTATTAAACCCAAACAAACGAAAAATGATTTTGAAGGACTAGAAGATTTATTCGGTGATCCTGCATGATTCAGAATTTTGAAATGCAGTTAACGGCAACACTTCTAATTGACCCAAAACAAATACAGTTTTTGGATATTAACCCTGACTGGATCGAAGGAGATAGCTTTAAACAAGTTATTTCTGCTATTCAATCCAAAAACGGCGAAGAAGAATTGCTTAGTGATATTCAAAAGACCATTAAGCAACTGTATCCATTATCTTCTCTAACTGCTGATGATCTGATTGTTCTAAAGACAAGCGAACCAACGGCAAGTCAAGTAAGTTTTTATGCTAACCAAGTCCATAAAGATTACTTGAAAAGGGAATTGAAACGACTAACTTCCGAATACTCATTATCAGAGGATGATCGCTTCTTGACCCAAATTACTATGTATCAAGAAGAACTTGAAAGTCTAAAAAAAGTAAAGTCCGATGGTTCAATTGCTAAAGGCTATGCAGATTTCGTTGAACACTTAGAAGCGAAACAAAATCCGTTCATTCGGACTTTTCCGAAACTAGATACTTCCCTTGGTGGCGGTTTTGGACCTGGTGAGTTAGCTGTCATCGGCGCAAGACCAGCGGTAGGTAAAACAGCTTTTGCTATTAATTTGGCAATGTCTGCACTAGAAAGGACTAAAGATGTTGCGGTAGACCTATTTACGCTTGAAATGACCACAGAGCAAATGATGTATCGCTTTGTTTCTAAAAAAGCAAAGATCAACAATATGCAGATTCGAAATCCTATCAAGTTGCCTAACGAGAAAAAGCGGCAAGCAGCATTAGCCTACAAAGAACTCTCTAAGCTCAATATTCGTATTTATGATCAAGAATACACTCAACTTAATGACATCGTTCTAGCAATTAGAAAACGAGCTAAAAAGGGCAAGTATTTGGCGATTATCGACTATGCAGGACTTGTTGCAGTTAAGGATTCGCGAAAAAACGCAAGGGAAATCTTAAACGAGGTAACACGTCGGTTGAAGTTGTTGACTAATGAGTTAGGAATCACAGTCATTCTGCTTTCGCAGTTAAGCCGGGATACTGAAAAAACCGGAAAAGTTCCTACGTTGGCAGATTTAAAAGAATCGGGATCATTAGAACAAGATGCCAATATTGTCATGTTCCTTTACCGTGAAAAACCAGACGATCGTAAACATGTGCAAGTGAAAATCGCTAAGAGTCGAGACGGTGTGATTGGAGAAATTCCATTCAAATTCATAGGGCAGTTTATGGAATTTTCAACGGAGGATTACTGATGAATTACAAAGAGTTTAAAGAGCTTATGAACGCTGAGGGACTTGAAGAAAGTGAACTTGTTAAGTTTTACCTAAAGGAAGCAGGCAAGTGTCAAAAATACGCAAAAAAGTTAGAGGCTGTAGAAGCTCGTAGGAACGTCATAGAGAAGCAATTAAGGAAAAAGGAAGGATATATCTGGTTTGCTTTTTTCACTGCTGTAGACGAAAAAGAACAGGGATTCAGGTACGTTGAAGACGGCGAGAAGGTTTTGCCAGTATTGCTCCAGCAAATCGAAGACATAAAAGAAAATGCTTATCTCAGAAAGAAGGCCGCTAATGGAAGTTAAGTTCACGGTTCCTGGTCAACCAGTGCCCCAAGGTAGACCCAGATTTACCACAAAACCATTCATGCGCTCGTACGATCCGCCTAAAAGCGCAAAGTATAAACGGAAAGTAAAAATGTTTGCTGAAAAAATAGCGCCTGAGAAACCATTGCAAGGCGAACTATATGCGGAAATATTGATCTTTAAAGAGACACTCAAATCATTTAACAAAGCAAAGAAAGTAGCAGCCGAAGCAAGAGAGTTAAGACCGATTACGAAACCTGACGCTGATAACTATGCAAAAGGAATTTTAGATGCCGTCAAAGGTGTACTTTGGGAGGATGACGGTCAAGTGGTTGACCTTGTAACAAGAAAGTTTTATTCAGAAATTCCGAGAGCTGAGATCACGATTAGGGAAATTTCTGATGTACAAGAAAAATTATTTTAGGGGGAATCGTAATGGACTTGGATATGCTTGATCGCATGATTGACGCTTCAAAGAAAGCGCACAACGAATACACAAAATCAGATATTGACTTAGTTTCAATTTATGGAGACGAAAAATCAGCGACACTAATCACGACCAAGGATGAAATGACAGCAACTATCACATTAAAAATTGGGGGAAATAATAATGACACTACAATTTAAGGCAGCGTTGAGAGATAAAGGACAAGCAAATGATGATACGAAAAAATTACTTTTAGAAGTTCCCGTATCTGCGTTGAAGGGAAAAGTGGAAGAATTGACTGGCTTAGTTAATCGTAAAGTCGATATCAAATTGATTCCTAGATATGTTTTTTACAAGGCACTTTTTGAAAAATCAACTGGGAAACCAATCGAAACCTATGAGCCTGACGAAAAAGGAATTTGGGTCAGACACGAGGAGCAACAAATGAATCTAATTGGATCAAACGATGTGGAAGAAAGAGAATTTGAAATCGAGTTCGATGTCATTGATGCCTTCATGAGTGCGACAACTTTAAACTACAAAAAGATTCCTAAACTACAAGCAATTGTGAACCAACTTCTTAACCATGAAAGTCTCGATGATGTTGCATTGAGTAATAAAATGAGTTCTTTCGAATTAGAAACAGAGTTAAATGCTGCGCGTATTCATTATGCACCTTATGCTGCTGCATGGGACAAACAGCGTCAGGAGGAGGAACTAGATGATTAATAATGTCGTACTGGTTGGGCGTCTTACTAAAGACCCCGACCTCCGTTATACGGGGAGCGGAACACCAGTTGCCAGCTTCACACTAGCTGTTAACCGAGATTTTAAGAACGCCGCTGGTGAACAAGAAGCAGACTTTATCAATTGTGTTATCTGGCGGAAGTCAGCTGAAACATTAGCAAATACCGTTCGTAAAGGACAACAAATCGGCGTTGTCGGCCGAGTGCAGACACGTAGCTACGAGAATCAGCAAGGTCAAAAAGTCTTTGTTACCGAAGTTGTTGCAGAGAGATTCAACTATTTAGAAAAACGCGAAGGAAACTCGAATAGTAGCAACAGTCAGAAACAGTCAAATAATCAACAAAATTTTGATAGAAGTAGCGATCCATTTTCAGGTTCATCAATTGATATTTCTGATGATGATCTACCGTTCGCGTAGGAGGCTCATTATGGAGTATAAGAAACGTGATCGAACAGGTGAAATATATTTTGATTGGACGGTTATTGGTGAAGGGAAAGAAAACAGGACTTGGATTATGCAGTGCAAATGTGGTCGCGAGAAAACAGTAAAAGCGGATAGAATGCATGCTTCGAGAAGTTGTTTAAGTTGCAGCAAGAAAGCAACTAGCAAGAATTTAGGCAAGTTTTTATCATCAGTAAATAATCTAGCGCCTAGGCGGTCAACTCTTAAATTCAATGTTATATATCAAATTGAATACTACAAATGCCTATATCCAGTGTTTGGCAGATTAGTCAACGAGTACCAGAATTCAGCTAGTTTTGAAGTTGTTGAATGTAACAAAAATGATCAAAGAGTGATTAAGGCTTTAGGAAACAGGATAAATGTTAATAAAAAATATGTAGTTGAAGTTCAATAAACTAAGCAGGGGGTCACTATGGACGAACTAATACAAATGATCGAAGAGTGGTCGAAAGAACGCGGAATCAAT